AGTGCTGCAGTTGACATTCCTACACCATTTCCTAAATCAACAATATTTGTATAGTCTTTAATCAGTTTTTTAAAACCAAATGGTGGTACATTTTGATTATTTTTGAGGTCATTTATATATTTTCGTGCATAAAAATCCCAACAGCACCATACCTCTGCTAAATAAATGTCCTCAGAATAACAATCATAATCAGGTTTATCGGTATTTCGCACGGAATCATACCAACGTGCTTCAAGATCAATTAGACTTTTTGCTGCTTTTATTCCTTTTTTGCCACCATCTTTTAAAAAGGCATTAGTTTGTGCAGAAATTTGTGCAATTTCGTATGCTTTTTTATCTCCCAACCCTACTTGAGTTAGGAGATAATAAAAGTATTTGATACCTACTGACCCTTTCAGAGTCAGTAGGTCAAGCTTATTTGTCATGCAGTAACAAGCATTTCTGTTTCTAAGTATTCAAGAAATTTTTTATTCATGTAATTTCTTGAACCATCTAGTTGAGAAGCAAATGTTCTTTCATCTGTTTGGTCAGCCGCTTTTGTTCTGTTGTGGCTGGTGTATTGAGTCATTGCAGAAACAAGACCCCATGCAGTTCCATTTCTAGATTCAAGATTACCACCAATTAAACCACTTTCAAGAATATTCTCAACAGTTCTGGTTTTAAGCATTTCAGCTTTTTGATCATCAAAGAAACCTCTAATCATGTTTCTTGCTGAATCCATTGTGATTGGTGTTTGAATACACTTGTCTTTAATCCTGTTATATTCATGTGATTCTTTGATTGCTGCATCAAGTACAGGTTGAACATCACCAAATGTCATTTCTCTCAAGTGTGAGAAACAATTAAATCTTTGGTGAATTTGTCTTGTCATTCCGTTGGTGCAAACTAGCTCATTGAATAAAACCATTACTTTTGGTGATTTTGATTCACCATAATAATCAGTAACAACTAACCAACTGTCGGTTTTATCTCCAACATCACTGAATTTTGTTTGATCGTTAGTTAGTTTTGATGCCATGTAAAAAGTTTTGCCAGCATCAAATGATCCAACAAGGTCAAGTGTAATTTCTTTTTGACTTGCATCACAGAATTGTCTGAAGTAGTCAATAAATGTAGTTGGTTGAATACATTGGCGTCTTTTTCCAAATACACCCAATGCGTCCATGTTGTCAGATCTATGCCAGATTTGTATTTCTGGATATTCACGATCATCAATTTTATGAGGTCTGCGGTCAACATTAAAGTTACAACCGATTGAATTGAGAATGTCCTCGTTGGACATAAATCCGTGAACCTCTGCGGCAGTTCCTCTAAACAGTTTTTGATCTGTTTTAGTTAGTTTTGAAGTAGGCATTTGTTTGTTTGGTATCAACAAATTAATTATAATACAATTAATGTAGTTTTAAAACCCCCTTTTTTACATGCAGTAACAATTACTTTTCCTACATCAGGGGGTGTAGTGGCTATTTACGTTTACGTTCTTCTGCTTGTAATTTTTTACGATCTACTTGTTGTACTTTTTTGGTGTTAGAACCATAATGCCTTTTAGGTCCATTTGTTTCATTGTATCTAGCTGCTGATGTTATTCTTGCTAAGTCAATTGCTCTTGCTCTCAACGGGTCAGGATCATCACTTTTATCAATTATTTTTAACCACTCGATTGTTTGATTTGGAAAGTTGGTTTTAAATTGGTGCAATCTTTCTATCTCACGAATAGAGAGATTGGGAAAGTTGCGTTGATAAGACGAATAATCCATTACATAAAGCTAGTTTGATTGTACTCTTCTGGCTTTTTTGGTAATGTCCAAAGATGTTCTTTTTTACCATAATTACCCATAACAAAGTCTTTTGTTTTTTCGAGTTTGCCATTATCAGATAAGTTGGTCATTGCTCTTCTGATAGAGGTTATTGGACATTTTAAACCAGAAATGGAAAGAACCATTGATGGACTCAATGGCTTTTCGTACTGATTAAAACATTTCATTATCTTTTGCTCTTGTGTTAGAGCTTGAGCTTGCGATTTGGCAAGCTCATCTGGATTTTCGTCTATTGTGTTAAAAAAAGTCATTTATTTTGCACCTTTTCTTTAACTACAAAGTCATTGTGCATTGCTACTCTGATTAAATAATCCTCAAGTCTTTTAATCAGTTCGTCTCTTGTTTCAAGATTTACCCAGCAACCTTCTTTAAGTGCTGAGTAAATTTCTACTAATTGATGGTGTTTAAAATTCATAATTAAAGTCCTCTTCTAAAAATTTGTTACCATTTTGTTTGATAAGTTGTCTGATGGCATTTTCCGAAGCTTCAATTGTTGGAAAAGTGTGTCTCGTTTCGTAATAAGCTGGTTGTCCAGCAGGGTCATAGATATCAAATCCAACACTAAATATTGAAGTCATAATTGTGTAGCCTTTGTATTTATTTGACATTTATTTGCCCTCCTTATATTCTTCGTTAACTTCCCAAAGCTGTTTAATTGCAGTAGCAACAAGTACACCTTCTCCTTCTCCAAACATAAGAAGTTGATTTAAAACATCTTTAATTGGATTTGGTGCTGAGTTGTACATTGCTGCATAATCATTAGCAATTGTTTCGACCATGTTCTTCATGGCGGCTCTTTCAAGCTCTTGCTCGTGTGAATCATGATCTGCTTGAGTCATGTAGTCTGTTTTGTTTGTCATTTTAAGTCTGTTTTGTTTTGACATATTAATTATAATACAATTAAAAATAATTGTAAACCAATTAATTTTGATGTAACATCACAGTAACAACTTATTTATATGAGACATCTAGTTACTGGTGGTGCTGGCTTTCTTGGGTCACATTTATGCGATTCATTAATAAAAGATAATCAAGAGGTCATTTGTCTGGACAATTTCCATACTGGTAAAAAAAGAAATGTTGCTCATCTGATTAATCACAAGAACTTTGAACTGATTAGACATGATGTAATAGAACCAATACTGTTAGAGGTTGATCGTATTTGGCATTTAGGTTGCCCTGCAAGTCCTGTTCAGTACCAAATAAATCCCATAAAAACCATTAAAACTAGCTTTTTTGGTACATATAATATGCTCGGATTAGCAAAAAGGTCGGGAGCAAGAATACTTTTTACCAGCACTTCTGAAATTTATGGTGATCCACAAATCCACCCACAGCCAGAATATTATCTGGGCAATGTAAATACAATTGGACCTCGTGCTTGTTATGACGAAGGCAAAAGAATTTCTGAAACTTTAATGACTGATTATAAAAGAGTCCATAATGTACAGATTAGAATTGCTCGCATATTTAATACATATGGTCCAAGAATGTTAAAAAATGATGGAAGAGTAGTAAGTAACTTTATTACACAAGCATTGGCCAACAAACCAATAACTGTTTATGGCACAGGTACTCAAACAAGGTGCTTTTGTTATGTAGATGATATGATTCATGGACTGAGAAAATTAATGGATTCTGATTATACAAAACCAATTAATTTAGGTAATCCTGTAGAAATAACAGTAAATGAATTAGCCATGAGAGTAACAAATAAAATAAATGCTGCATTGCCACACGTGAATTTACCATTACCAGAAGATGACCCGCAAAGAAGAAATCCTGATATCACATTGGCAAAAGAAACTTTAGATTGGTTGCCGACAGTTTCACTAGATGATGGATTGGCAGAAACAATAGATTATTTCAAGTCATTTAAAAAAATTACTTGGAATAAGGAGGCTGCATATTAGTGGGAGCTTCTGTTTTTGAAATTGAACATAATGGATTGTTTTATGAATTTGAATTTGATTCTGACCATAAATGGATCCATCATACAAAATGGCCTGATGGGAAAAAATCGTATGTTTTGTTACAGGGGGCAGGCATTAATTTAGAAAATGCCAAAAAAAGATGTAAACAACATATTGTTGCTTGGTACGATAATCCACAAGGCTTTCATGTTGACGATAAATATGTCGACATGAATAATAAGTACATTAAAAAAATGCAAAAACGCAAGGAGGATTTAGGTACTGTGATTTCAACTGAATGTTCTTTATCAGAACTAAAACCATACAAAAACAATTCAAAAATCCACCCAGAGCAACAAATAAAAAATATTGTTGCGTCGATTAAAGAATTTGGCTTTACACAACCAATTGTTTGTGATGAAGAAAAAACTATTCTTTCTGGACATGGTAGATATGAAGCTGCAAAACAAATGCAGATTGATGAAGTGCCAATTCGAATTGTAGAAAATTTAACTGATGCACAAAAAAAAGCTTATGTTATTGCTGATAATAAAATTGCAGAACAATCTGAGTGGGACGAAAATAAGGTACTAGAAGAACTAGGTAATATATCAAACTTAGATGATTTACATCAGGATATTGTTAATCTATTAGATTTTAATACGTTTTCTTTCTACACCGTTAGACAAATGGCTGTTGCAGATTTAAAGCCACACCCAAAAAACTATAAATCGCACCCTGCAGATCAGCTTGAACATTTGAAACAATCAATAACTGATAATGGAATTTATAGAAATGTAATTGTGGCAAGGGATAATACAATACTTGCAGGCCATGGTGTTGTAAAAGCTGCACAGTCTTTGGGACTTTCTTCTGTGCCTGTGTTGAAATTAGATCTTGAATCAGATAGTATTGAGGCTGTTAAGTTACTTACAGCCGATAATGAAGTTTCGCATTTAGGCGAAGTAGATGATCGTGCTTTATCTAATATTCTTAGAGAGATTATGGAAAAAAGTGATCTCTTAGGTACCGGCTATGATGAAATGATGTTGCAGAACTTGTTATATGTAACAAGACCAGCATCAGAAATTAAAACCACAGATCATGCTGCTGAATGGTTGGGTATGCCTGACTTTGAGATATCTGACCCTGTAAAAAAATTACATGTAAATTTTGAAACATATGAGGACAAAAAAGCCTTTTGTGAAAAAAATGGTTTTGATTATGTAGAAAAAACAGATGAGTCTATTTGGTTTCCACAAAAAGAGAGAAGAGATATCACATCTGTAGGATTTGAGGTAGATGATGAAGAAGCCTAATTATCCTGTATATGTAATATCAAAAGGAAGATATGATGCTTGTTTAACTGCTAACTTTTTATTGAAAGATCAAGTTGATTTTCGTCTTGTTGTTGAACCACAAGAATTTGATAAGTATGCCAAACATTACGACCCGTCAATAATTATAAAAACACCTTTTCAGAATCTAGGCTTGGGGTCAATACCAGTAAGAAATTTTGTTTGGGAGCATAGTAAAGAACGTGGAGCTAAAAGACATTGGATAATGGACGATAATATACGCAGTATTCATAGAAAGTACAAAAATACTCGTATTCGTTGCAATGCAAATGTTGGTCTTAGATGTTGCGAGGACTTTACAGACAGATATACAAACATAGCAATATCAGGATTAAATTACGTTTCGTTTGCTATAAAACGAAACCAACCTCCATTTCAATTAAATGCTCATGTATATTCGACTTTGTTAATTGACAATTCATTAAATATAAGATGGCGTGGTAGATATAACGAAGATACTGATTTATGTTTACAGGCATTATCTTTAGGTTTTTGCACTGTTAACTTTAATGCCTTTTTAATAGAAAAAATGCACACAATGACAATGAAGGGGGGTAATACAGATCAACTTTATAAAGGTGATGGTCGATTAACAATGGCAAGAAGTCTTGAAAAAATGTGGCCTAAAGTAGTACAAACTAAAAGAAGATTTCAAAGACCACAGCACGTTGTTCATAATAATTGGCAGAAATTTGATACACAATTAATAAGAAGAAAAGATATAGATTGGGAAAATATACAAAAAACAGATAATTATGGATTACGATTGGTACAAATGAAACAACCAAAAAGTGGTTCAGCAGAACTTAAAAAACTTTTTGATGATTAAATGGCAAAAAGATCTACAAAAAAAGAAGTAGAGTGGCGTATTCGCAAAGTTGCAGCCCTAAAAGCTCGAAATACTATGCGTTCTGAAATTGTCGCATATGGTGTTAGAGAATGGGGGGTCAAACCTAGAGCAGTAGATAAATACATAAGTGCTGCAAATGAAGTTATGGCAACAGATTGGGACGTTGACAGAAGGCAATTTACTGCTGATATTCTTTCTCAACTTAGTACATTGGCACAAGAGTCAAGAAGAAACAACCAACCACATATTGCTTTAGGTTGTATAAATACAATGGCAAAAGTTGCTCAATTGTTATGAGTATTATTGATAAAGAAGGAAGAATTTTAGAATCATCTACTGGTGCTGATTTATGTTGTGACGATATTATTGAAAGAATAAAAGCTGACTTACACCCCGGCCAGCTTGCTTTTGTTGACGATCAAGATACACAAATTATTGGTCTTTCTGCTGGTTATGGTGCTGGTAAGACTAGAAGTTTATGTGCAAAAGCTGTTCAGTTAGCCATAAACAATCAGGGTTTTACAGGTGCAGTTATGGAACCTACTGCACCATTAATAAGAGACATATGGCAAAACGATTTTGAAACTTTCCTTGAAGATTATGGAATCCCATATACACAAAGACAGTCTCCACTCCCCGAATATTTATTGCATCTGCCAGATGGAGATGCTCGCATACTGTGTAGAAGTTTCGAGAACTGGTCAAGAATTATTGGACTTAACCTTGCTTGGGTACTTGCAGACGAGATAGATACTGTTGCTCCGTCTATAGCCGATAGAGCTTTTCCAAGAATATTGGCAAGATTACGTTCTGGAAATCAAAGACAGTTTGGTGTTGCATCAACACCTGAAGGTTTCAGATGGATGTGGAACACATTTGGTAGTAATGAGGCACAAAAAAAGACAGATCGTAAATTAATTAAAATGAGGACATATGATAATCCACATTTGCCACAAGACTTTATTACAAGATTAGAAGAGAATTATGAAAAAGGATTACTGCAAGCATATTTAAATGGAGAGTTTTGTAATATAACAACAGGACAAGTTTATGACCGCTTCAACCGAACTGTCCATGTCACTGATACGTTGCCAGATATAACTAACGAACCACTCAGAATCGGACTTGATTTCAATATCGGAAACATGAACGCAGTTATTGGTATTGCTATTGGTGACAAATTACTCGTGGTTGATGAAATAAAAGAATCACATGACACCGACTCAATTGCTCAAGAAATTAAAAGAAGATATCCAGAACAAAAAATTTATGTTTATCCTGATGCGTCAGGAGGAAACAGAAGCACAAACGCTTCGAAAACCGATATCCAAATTTTAGAAAGTTATGGATTTATGAATCAGTCACCAGCAGCTAACCCACCTGTAAGAGATAGAGTTAATTCAGTACAAAGACTTCTTGAAAACGGAAAAGGTCAAGTTAGACTACAAATTCATTCAAGTGCAACAAAATTAATTGAGTGTCTTGAACTTCAAAGTTATACTGAAAAGGGTGAACCTGATAAAGATGCTGGTTACGATCACATGAATGATGCTTTAGGTTACATTACTTGGCGTCTGTTCAATCCATTACATATGGGTGCTGGTCGTAAAACAGGAATTAGGCTTTATTAAGATTATTTATTACACTAAAGAAAACATTGGAGAAAAATGTACTCAGGTTATAACTATTACAACAGAGAGACAAACTCACAAGGTAATGAGATAAATGATCCTAATGCTATTTGGTTTCAACAAGAGCCACACTGGATGCTGATAGAAGATTTGCTAGGTGGCACATATCAGATGAGAAAAAGACATAGACGATATTTACCACAGGAACCAAGAGAACTAGATGAATCATATGACAACAGACTTGCTAGGTCTGTTTGTCCACCATTTTATTTGCGTTTAGAAAGAATGTTGGCTGGTATGTTAACAAGAAAGCCTGTCAGATTAAATGATACAGCAGACTCAATACGTGAACATTTATTTGATGTTGACTTGCAGGGCAATGATCTTAATGTTTGGACTTATGAGACTACAAGAAAAATGGTTAGATATGGTCATGTAGGAGTTTTAGTTGATGCTCCAACAAGTGGACAAAATGGCAGACCATATTGGGTAACATATACACCTAGAGACATTTTGGGATATAGAACTGAAATGATAGATGGAGAAGTAAAACTTACCCAATTGCGTTTGCAGGAAAAAGTATCAGTTCCTGATGGTCTATATGGTGAAAAGATAATTGACCAAATAAGATTATTAACCAGAGGTGGTTTTGAAATACATCAGAAAGGAAAAAATAACTTATTTACAAAAGTAGATGAAGGAACAACCAGTTTATCTGAAATCCCTTTTTCTGTTGCTTATGCAAATAGATTAAACTTATTAGAATCAAGGCCACCAATGTCTGATATTGCAGAATTAAATTTAAAAGCATATCAAATACAATCTGATTTAGATAATCAGTTACACATATCTGCTGTGCCTATGTTGGCATTTTATGGCTTTCCTCAAAGTTCAGAAGAAGTAACTGCTGGACCCGGAGAAGCAATTGCATTTCCATCTGATGGAAGAGCAGAATATATTGAGCCTGCTGGAAGAAGTTATGATGCTCAGTTTAAAAGACTTGATGTTTTATCAAATCAGATAAATGAATTAGGACTTGCCGCAGTTTTAGGTCAAAAATTATCAGCCGAAACGGCAGAAGCAAAACGAATAGATAGATCTCAGGGTGATTCAACAATGATGGTTGTAGCACAACAAATGCAAGATATGATTGATAACTGCTTACAGTTTCATGGTCAGTACATTAATGCTGAAGCTGGTAGTTGTTTTGTTAATAGGGACTTCTTATCTCAAAGATTAGAGCCACAAGAGATTCAAGCATTATTGCAGTTATTTACTTCTGGTTCTATTACACAAGAAACATTGCTTAAACAATTACATGAGGGTGAAGTATTGGGAGATGAATTTGATATTGAAGAAGAAATTGAATCTACACAAAATGGTGGATTAGTTGAAATGGCAAAACCTGAGGAACCTGAAGAAGAACCTGAAGAAGAAGATGCTGCATAATCAATGTCTATTCCAGAAAGTTTTTACAGACAATCTATTGATTTAAATAGATATAGTAATCGTATTGCTAGGGAAATAGTAACTAATTACAACAATGTAATTTTAGATTTAACATATCAACTTGCAACCATAGATGAAGTGACATCACCTGTTGCTGTTGCTCGTATTAGAGCATTGCTTTCACAATTTAAAGAAAGTCTTGAGAATTGGTCTGTTGAAGGAACTTCATATATGGCAGATCAATTACAAAGTCTTGCAATATTTCAAACAGAATTTGTTGCTAATGAATTACAAAAAGTTTTACCTGTTGGATCAGCAAATGTAAATACAGTACAAGTCTCTGGCAATTTTGCCAGAAGTCTTGTTTATACAGACCCAACTAGAATTAATGTCTTTACCTTGCCAACACTTGAATCACAGGTAAGAAGAACATTTAGTTTAACTGCAGCAAAAGGATCTGTAATTACTTTGCCTAGTGGAGAAGTAATCGAAAAGGCATTTCGTGGAATTGCATCAGCACAAGCTGATTTAATTTCAAGAGAAATAAGAGTTGGAATTACACAGGGTGAGTCAATGTCAAAAATTGCAAAAAGACTAAGAGGTCGTTTACAGTTTGGTGCAAATCAAGAAATGACTGCAAGAGCACAGGCACTTGCTGGTGGTACCGGAATAAAGTTAGCAAACAATCAGGT